GGAACGATTCCGAACGTCGCGCTAGATGTTTTGACCGTAGCCTATGGGACTAGTCCTATAACTGCGGTCAGTTCTGTTCAACCTATTGATGATGAACAAGGCATTATTTATTTTAAGTCAGTTGTTGCACAGACTACTCGTGGTAACGTTACCGCTGGTCAGTCAATTGCTAATGCTACTCAGATGGAAGATGTACCTGCAGTTGGTTATGCTGGTGACCGTCTCGTTGAGACTGTTGCTACTACTACAACTGCTACTACTTATAACTACAGTGTAACTTCTGGACCAGTTCGTCCAGGTACAATCTCCTTCGCCTTCAGTGGTGATCCTTCCAGTTCTAACTATATGCTTATTGATGCTGTCAATAACGCTGGTCAGTCAACTGTAAGCAATCTACTTGGTGCAGGTATTACTGGTACTATTAACTATGCCACTGGTGCAGTTGCTATTACCTTTAGTTCGGCTCCAGTTGCTGGCGTTATCGTTAACATTACATATGCTACCGATTTCGAATCAGCTACTGATCTACCAAAGATTGTATTCAAGCTAACAACCAAGTCTATTCATGCTAGGGTGTTCGCGTTAAAGGATACTATCGGACTTGAGCAGAGTTATGCTCTACGTCGTCGTTTCGGCCTGGTTGCCGAGGACGAAGTTGCTCAGGATCTAGTATCTGCGATCAACTCCGAAATTATGAATACTACAATTATGAACCTTTATGCTAACGCTATGGGTTCTACTACATGGAGTCAGACTGCTCCAGTAGGTGTTAGCTACTTCGAGCACAAGCAAACCTTAACTGATTACATAGCTAAGGCTGAGTCAGTCCTCATTGGTAATGCTGGTCGTGGTACGATCAACGTTCTCATTGCTGGTCGTGCAGCTTCTGCTATTATACAGACCCTACCTGGATTCACTAAGATTTCAGATGGTTCTACAATTGGACCACATATTTTCGGAACTTTAAACGGTACCGTAATTATTCGTGTTCCTAACTCTTCAGCACTTGATACAAATACTATTCTCTGTATCTATAAGGGTAATTCACCCTTTGAAAGTGCTGCAGTTTATTCTCCCTTTATGCCGCTAGTAGTTACCACAGCGCTACCAAATGGTCTTAACCCACTAATCAACCAGAAGGCAGCTGCGATCTGGGCTGGAGTTGACACTCTAGTACCATCTTTTGTCACAAAGCTCGTCGTGACTGCATAAATTAAGGTACTAATAATTACTGAAGGAGTTAATCTCCTTCAGTTTCAACTATTGAAGCTATGACAAGACTCGACGGAGTTTTCTTGTAACTGTCCTTATAAGATAGTAGCTTCAATATATTATTTAATGGACAGATTAATGAATAATCAGTTATCAATACCTACTTACATACTAGAAGAAATTTGTAAATTTACTAGTGATAGATCTTACGCGTACCGATATATTTTACTTCTTCTTGATAAGAAGAATAAGTATACTGAAGGTGAACGACATCATATCTTACCAAGGTCTTTATTTCCATTATTCGACAAAGATCCAAATAATTTAATTCTAGTCCCTCCTAGACTACACTTCATATTTCATATGATGCTTACTAAAGTATTCGACACACAACAAATGTGGAATGCTATAGATATTATGAGTAAGACTAGAGAAGGTATCAGACTAACAAGTCGTCAGTACGAAATAATAAGACGGAAAAATTATGAGTACCATAATAGTGTTATCTCATCCAGAAATGGTACTCATCAATGGCTAGGTAAGAATAATCCTGTAGTTAAACTTTCTGAGCTAGGATTAAACCCGTCTCAAGTTTCTAGTAGAAATGGAACGCACCACTGGTTTGGAGGTAATAATCCTAGTAAGATTGCTGTAGCTAATGGTACTCATCACTGGTTAGATTATGATAATCATCCTGCAGTTGTAGCTTCACGTGATGGTACGCATCACTGGATAGGTAAAGCTCATGATCACTTAATAGGAATAAATGCTTGGAAGAATAATAACGCGACTGAGATTTCTAAATTAATATAGTCACTATCCGATAATATACTACCAATCTATACTGAATTTTCTGGACTAAAATTTGGTAGATTAGTTGATCGCGTTAATGTTAAGTTAGAAACTAAACAGAAGTATTCATTTTATTTTAGTCGTGACGTACTGGAAACAATGTTCAGGTACTTCAAAGACGGCTGGAGTCCACTAAATGATCAAGAATGGTTAGATTTCAAATCTAGTTATAACTATCCAGGATTAGAGAAAACATGTCATTCAAATTAACAAACCCTAACGACTCCGTAGTTCACCTCTGTAGGCCTCAAGTTCAACTTAACGTTAAGTTGACTAAAGATCAGAGTACTACTCTGTCAAACTTACAAGCAGCTGAAATTCGT